TCACAACATCAGGATTACTGGCAAGAAAGTCGTCTAATTGAGCTAGCTTATTAAACTTGTCTTTTTGACTACTCCATTCATTCCTTTCTTTGTCTGTTTTTGACTGGAGTTGTTTATAAGCTTCTGCTAATTTCTGTTTACCTTCCTCATCATTCTTGAATTTGTTCTCGATTAACCATTGCTCAATCTCGGATTCATTTTGCTCTGGTTCTACTTTATCAACTTTCTCATCAGATTGAGTCTCTTGAACTTCTGCGGGCTGTTCGACAGTTTCTTGTGTTTCCACTGGCTGTTCTTGTTCAGCTTCAGGTGAAGAGCCTGTATTGAACTCATCGAGTTCAGCAAGAAGGTTATCTTCGCTCATTGTCTCATTCTGGCTTTTCTGGTCTTCATTTGTCATTACGATGCTCCTTTAAAGTTATCCGCTATGCTTGCGGAGCTTTGGATTCTGAGTTAATCGCTTGTTTTACGACAGACAATTCTTCACCGACCATGCGAGTCTTGTCTCTTTGTCGTGCTTGTTCCAACTTTGCATTAGACTTAATGTTGCTTACCGCTTCAGAAACTGGTTTGGTAGCCTCACTTATTTCAGCCCTCATGTTGGCATGGAACACTTCCCTCTCACGAGTTTGCAAGTCGCCTTGCATTTTCTTGAGTTCTTCCTGCGCTTGCTGTAACTGCGCTTGTAAATTTGCTATCTCTCCCATACGTTGCATTAATGACGCTTTATCTATATCACCTTTCATATTCATAATAACTTGCGTTTTATCATAAATACCTGCATTCAGAAGAGTTAAATCTTTTTGTAATTCTGCCATTGGAGATTTAGAACGAGTAGAACCCACTACTACTCGAACATCAAATTGTGATGTTGTCATATCATACAGTTTTTTAACTGCATTTGTTTTATCGTCAATAACAGGAATATTTAATGTTAATTCACTTTCATCTCCAACTGGACTTACAATTCGCAATGTGCGTTGTTGGTCATATACGCTTGGCATCCATTGTGTTACAACTTTAGCTGTTTTAGTCAGCATGTCGTAAATAGGTAAAATTTTCCAATTTTGCTTTCTAGAAGAAGACTCATCCATAATTTGCGCTTCTCCTACAGTACCAGGAGCGCCTTGAGCGTTTCCTTGTAGAAATTTGTATGCACCAAATACAGTTTCAATATCTACTTCATATCTTGATTTTTCAGTATATAACTGAGAAGACACAGCAGGGGGCGCAAATTCTTTTATTTTTCCTGTTGCTAATGCGCCAGGATTTGCTCGAATAATTGCATTTGGTATATGCCATTTTTGTATTTCACTAGCATCAATAGCGCCGTCTTCGTAAAGAAGTTTAAAATTTGTAGTAGCATTGGTATGCGAAATAATTAGCGCTTCAGTCCTGTTGAGCATGCGTTGAGGGGTTTTGGCGTGCCTTACATCGCCACTTGGAAACGGATTGCCCGCATGCTCATTACAGGCTACTGCGATAGGATACTCAGAGATTGGAAGTATCTCATCGTAAAGAACTATGTCACCAACAACAAACACTTCTCTAATTCTTGTTTGATACGCTAACTGTTCTGTTATAATGCCTTCTTGCAAAAAGTCTTCGTACTTATCGTCTTTTATTAATTCTTTATATTCTTCTTGGTTGTATAATTGATTTTTCCCTGTATTTGTATCTAGAATTAACGCATGAGGAATATTTACTTTTTTAAAATAACAATACTTCCTCACTCTAGATTGATGGTCTAAGTCATTGCTTCCTCTAGTTTCAATATTGTCTCGTGAATATTTTCCAGATTCTTGTTCATTTCTTTGATGATTTTCTTCCGCATCATCAATTTGCTTTGCATATTGAGGAAACAATACTTTTAAATGTTCTTTGGTATGAAGGTCGGAGTAGATAATTGAGCTAGCATCGCTAAAGTCAGGCATCGAACTATTTGGGTCTACAAAAATAGACTCAGGTGGCATACGTTTTACTTTAATAGTTCCTAAACCACCATCTCCCTGCCAATCAGGATAGATGTACATATATGCCAATCCTTTAACAATAAAATCTTTACATGCTTGACGAAAATGGACATCCGCATCAGAATCGTACCATATTTTATCAAGTAATTGGTCAAAGACGAACGCTGCATCATTATCGGTTTTGCCCACAGAGTGAACATCCCATTCAGGAGCAGATGCAGCGATATTCGCCAAAACCTGCTCGACGGCGGGACGTATTTTATTGTTAGCTTCGGGGGGTTGACCCACACTGAGCAAGTAATTCTTTTGACTCTTGGTAAGCTGTGACCCTAAATAAAATTCATGGTCTTCTGCCATTTGGTATCGGTATTCATCAGAAGAGCTTTCAAAAAGCAAATAATCTGCCCTAACTTCTTCTGCCGAAATTTTTTTAGTTTCAAGCTGACGTAAGTTTAACATATGTTGTAGGTAAATGTTACAAAAATGTTACAGTAAATTCAAAATTTTTTGTTTAACAAAAGTAAAGTTGAAATTGGGACCAAGATTAATTCCGAAGTATTGTCGTCTCCGCCATTTATTTTTGGCGCTAGCTCGTTAATATACAGGTATTTTACGGCTTTGCGTAAGTTGTCAACGCGAAACATTAACATAAACTTCACATCTTCATCTACTGTAAAAACTTGAATCCACCATTTTGCTTCTGTAATAGAAAGTCCTGAAGGTTTTCCCCTAGAACGAATTTCAATAGCAATATTTCCTGTATCCGCCCAAATATCGCGTTCGGTTTTTACTTCAATACTTCCTTCGCCTTCAAAAAGCTCTTTTATTTTTTCTTCGTATATTTTACCGAAGTTTAAATCTATGTCAAAGTTTCCCACTACGCTTCAACAAAATCCGCAGCGCTAAACATTTGACCTGTTTCCCAATCTACTTCTGTAATCGGTGGCGGTGGCAACCACTCTCCTTTTTCGTTTTGTTCTACGTCAGGCGCCCATATATCATCTATTGCCCAACGAAGTGCATCGAGAGTATCTTTTTTAAATGTACCGTGTTCTTTAAAATTTAAAAGCTCTGTTTCTAGTTCCTCATGGGATTCTTTTAAAAATACAGAATGCGACGCAAAATGAGGTTGCATTTGTTTAATTCGGTAATATTTTGCTTTAATCGCTTTTCTGGTGTTGATATTATAAAATCTTCCTGTTTCTTTTGAGTGTCTGCGTACATAGTCAGCTAGCATTACATGTCCAGTTTCTTCAATCTTAATATCTCTTGGGTAATACATGTCCGCTAGCTCAAATAGTTTATCAGCTCCATCCATCGGTGCTACTTGACCTCGAAAGTAATCAAGAACGTAAATATTATACTCTTTATCTACTGCTATTACCATAATTACCGTATAATCTGCTTTTACGTTTTCACTTGACGCTGGGTCAACGCCTATAAACATATTTACAGGCAATTTTACTCTTCTGCCTTCATCGGTACGCATAATAAAACTTTGTTCGTCCTCATACATATACCTGCCTTCCCAATATCGCATGTCTTTTTGTTTAAATATGCGAAAACTGTCATCAACAGGTATATTTTGGTACTCTTGATAAAAATATGCAATGTCACCTTCTGATTTTAAGCGTTCTTTTTCTGCCATTAACCACGAATAAGGACGCCTATCATCCCACAAAACCTTTACATTGCCTTTTTTATCTGTAAATTCATTTCCAGAAGTGCCAAATTTTCCTTTTGGCAAATCTTGAGGCACGGCTTGAAAAAATAAAGACCTCCAACCCTTGACTTTATAATTTCCTTCTTTGTCATACGCTAGCGGTCCCGCAATTCTATTTAAATAGGCGTCTGTATCTACGATTGTACCGATAAATACAAGTTTTGCGTCTCCAGAACCAGGAATAACCGCTGCGTTAAGCCATCTTCTAAATTTATCCCTTGCTGTAGGGGTAGTGCTGTTTGATTCGCCTTCTCCATCATCAATTATTGTTAAAGTTGGACGATATGCTCCATATTTTAATCCACGAACTTTCTGTCCAGTACCACGAATAAGACATTTGCACATAACATTGGGTTTTCCGTACTCATCAAACCCACCAATAACTTCTTTTTCCTCTTTCCCCCATACAGCGCCCTTTCTATCGCCAAAAAAATATTTAATTTTAGGATTAAACTCAATTTCGTTGCCGATTGCCTCTAAATTATACTTAGACTGCATTTCAGATTCGGAAATAAGCAGTAAAAAACGCTCTTCACCAAATAATATGCGATGAAGTGGGTATATCAGGTTAATAAATGTCGATTTTGCGTGGTCTCTTGGCGCCACTACGGCTAGTTTATTGCCTGGTTCCATATCTATTAAGGTTTTGGCTATTTCGCGGTGAAAATCGGGCGATTTAGAGCGACAATGGTAGTGCATAGAATTATCAGGGTCGCCAAAAAGAATTTCAGCAAACGTAAAAATGTCTAAATACATAGCCTCTAGCATTTTTTGCTTGTTATCAGCTTTCACCAAAACTCCCTGTAAGTTTTTCTATATTTTCTAATTGTTCTTTGTAAGCATCTACCTCATCTATCAACTCAAGAATAAATTTAGCGACTACACCATCTACAAAATAAGGTTTATCATCAATGTGAACTACCCCAGGTTGTGAAACGTCAATTTCGTCACTTTTTGACTGTGGATGATGTGTGTAATTCTTCGTTTCTACTGTTTTGCGCGCCATACGTTGTTTCTGCAATGGTTTTTCGTACAGATGATAATTTTTTAATGTCGCCATCAGATAATGCGAATACACCTTCAATTTGTTCTTCTTTTTTCTCTTTAGTTAGATGACCAAGCATATCACTAACCCTATTAAGAGCATTTAATTTTGTTGCAGCGGGAATCTCCGCATTTTCTATCATATCTCTGTATTTACTAGCAACATAGTCGTCATCCAACCCCATTGCGCTTAATTTATCTCTCATATTCAAAGCTATATACTCCCTAATATGCTTTCTTTTGAGGATTCCCATTCCGCGCCGTAAAGCTTGTTCTGGGTTATTGTCTTTGTAAATAGTTTGGTAAGCAAGAATAATAGATTCAGCGTCCCACATACCAAGCTTATCTGTTTTGCCATGCAAAAATAAGGCATCTACAAATGTTCTTTGCTTTGCGGTTGGGCGTACATTTTTAACTAAATCTTTGCCAAAATAATATTTATCGCGGTAGTAATCAGGTTGTTCTTGAGCATAGACATGTTTTTTGTGGACACCGCACTCGCCATATCCAGTACGAATAAAAATATACGGTTTTTTAATGTTGGCATGATTTTCTGTGCGCCTGCCAGTAACTTGGATAATTTTTTTATCCTTAGTTTGTATCCATTCTCCAACTTTAGACTGGCGCCAATCTTTTGTAACCTCAATTCCAAGTTTCTTAGCCTCTTTGGGTGTGTAAACGTCAAATTTTTTACCTCTGCATTCAACTCGCATTACTTTTTAAGTTTTCTAGCGCGTAACCTTTTTGGTTTTTTTGCAGTTTTTGCAGATTCTATGAAATCTTTTTCTGAAGGCGCACCCTTAGAACCTACTTTTCTCATTTTTTCACCACTGCCAGCTTTTATTCTTTTTCGCTTAGCATGGATATTTGCGTATAATCCTGGTTTAGCCATTACTTTTTCTTTTTTTTCCCATAGGATTTATAAGCAGGTCCTTTTTTTGGCGGTCTACCAACCTTTTTTCCATATGTTCCTTTACCTTTAGGCATATACAATCTCCTTATGATTTTTTATTCTTGTTTGCAAAATTTCGCGCAGCCTCAACAGAACCAAATCCCCATTTTTTTAAAGCCAAAGCTTTTCTAGTAGGTCTTCCTTTTGAATCTTTCATAGGTCCTTTCATTCCAGAAAATCTTGCAGCGAACGATACTCGCCTTGGACTTGTTCCTTTTGGAACAGGCGCTTTTAACGTTCCGCCAGTTTCGGCTTTGTAACTTGCACGCCCTTTAGCGTTTAAGCCACCTTTAGGGTTCTTGCCTTCTTTGCGTTTCCACGCTGCTGTTTTTAGTCTTCTCATAATTAAAATGGTACGTTGTTTTTATCTTCTACTTTAAATGAAATGTATTCAACTCCTGATTGACCCACTTTCTTCCAGCCTGCAACCTTAACCTCTCTACCACCTATTTTTCCCTGCCCCGTAAAATCGGGCTGGCTTTCTTTATCTTTGTTAGCATTGTTAAATATTGAAAATGTATCATCCTTTTGTTCGTATGGCATTCAAAACTCCTGAATTTGTTAAAAAATAATTTTATACCCCGCTAAAAATATAACGATTATGTTACAGTAAACAAAAACAAAAAGGTTGAGTTCGCAACCTAAGGTTTACCTAACCTAAGGTTTATTTTACCTAAGGTTTTTTTAGTTTTTTTTACCTAAGGTTACTTATATAATATATTCTTATTCTATTTCTATTTCAAAGAAAGGCTATCAATGGCTAATAGCCAACGCATAGCCTATGGCTATGGCGTCGCTATAGCCTGGCTATAGGGGGGCTATACAATATATAAGTTTAATAATAAAAGGATTTACCGTGATTTGAACAGGTGTTCATTTGGTGTTCATTAAGTGTGCATACTTAAAAACTGTGCAAAAAATGGATGGACTGTGCTTTACGTAAAGACACCCCCCTTCACATGCGTTTCGCGTTGGAGATTTTCGTTGAGTTCGCGTTTCGCGTTCCTTATCTCTCTACGCGTCCACAGTCCTTATCTTGGTTTGCCTTGCTTTGTGCTAGCTTAGCGCTATATACCGTCGGTTATAGATGTTTTGCTAGGTTTTGTCTAGTTTTCATGGTTAAATTTGGGTATCGCCGACGGCACTAAGTCGAAGGCTTTAACGAATCATGTTAGCGCATGATATAATACGCGAAGGACACCCTTCGCGAAGGAGAACAACCAAATGATACATCCATACACACCTAACAACGAAGTTGTTAACCGTAACGACGTAAACACCCAAGCAGGAACAGTACGCGTAGATATTCCTACACACGAAGAAGAGCAAGCTCTTCTCGCGTATGAGGAACACTTTCGCCAACCAGAGCTAGCTAGCTTCGTCCAGAACGCACGAGACCGTGCGATAAATGGCGCGGTCTATGACTTCGAAGCTGAACTAGAACGTCGCGAAGAGTCCGACATGCCGAACCCGCTAGACTACGCGATGAATAGCGCGCTGTCTAACGGCTTTACCATCGACGAAAGTTCCGACGGTAACACGCGTTGGAGTCATCTCAACGCGTAGACTGTAACCGACGAGATACACAACGAAAACCAACCCTAGACAGGGGTCTATCCCTTTGGGATAGCTAGGTTCGATTCCTAGCTAGGGTTCTATAGCTACGCTATAGCCTCGCTATAGCCTCGCCATAAGTCAAGGGAAAAATACCCTCAAGGGAGTAGGTAGGGAGTAGTCTTATGACTACACCCTAAACACCCAAAAATGCTAGCATGTCCTATAATGACGGCATAGAACACCCTAGCAAGAATAATAACCATAGCCGTCGAATTGGAGTAAACACCAAAATGAAAGACTTTTCAACACCCTGCATTACAACTTGCGACTATACTAACGACATAGTGGTTGCTGTAAGAATTAATTACGAAGATGAACCTGACTACAAGCCAATAAGAAACCTTGTCGGCTTTTCAAAGGACTTTGTAACTAGGAACGAAGTTAAATCAAGGCTTAGTATCGACTTACTAAACCAAATTGCCGAGAGGAATTGGATTGCCCACTACCATGAAGGACATTATTACACCGACATGGAAAATAGGCTCTTTATAGAGTCTTTTGGTGGATGCAAAGCTGATAGCTTTGAGTTAGAATTTGCTGAGATTTCATTTGACGGTTTGAAATGGAGAATTTCTAACGACGAAGGGCAGGAAATTGTCCTCGATGATTGGAGTACAAACCGACCATCTTTAAGATGGGTTAGTAATCCGATTGAGCATTAAAGCAACCAACAACTAAGGTTTTCTAGCTTTGAAACGTAAGTGAAAAAGCTAGAAACCTTAAAAGGAGAATAACATGAAACTATTAGAACGCGTAGTCAATTTTCTAGAATCCGATTTATTCGGATTTATTCTCGTGCTATGGGTGATTTTAGGACTTGCTCTGCAAATGCTGAGAGTCGCCCTTTAATATTATTTCTAGCATTGAAACGTTAGTGAAAATGCTAGAAATAATAAAACAATACAACCAACAACCGCCGAAATCGGCAAAAGGAAAACCATGAGTTATTCGTATAACGAACTATCATCAATGGCTCACAGCAGAGTCAAAAAGCTAGCGATAGCTAAATGCAAACAAGAAGGTCGTAAATCTTCTTGGGTGCAGTCAGTACACAAGAACGAACTGATTGACTTTTTAGTCAATGGAACTCAACCCAAAACAACACCAAGTCCAACTCCGACTCCAACGCCGACGCCCACACCAGGAGCTAGCACGCCGCAGCCTTCGGCTGGTACAGGTAGCTTAGAGGATATGCTAGCCGACAAGGTAGCAGAAAAGCTAGGAGATGGGATATACGACAGAGTATCTAAAGTAGAGGGCGATTTAATTAAAGCCTTTGGTAGCGAGACCGAAAAGCTAGCCGACAAGGTAGACAAGAAAATAAACTCTTTACAGCGACCTATAAAAGTATTTATCGAAGACGTCGAAGTAAAGAATGTGTCGGGTCTTAAACATAAGCAGTTTCCATTTGTGCTAGAATGCTTGAAACTCTTTAAAAGAGTTTGGTTATGCGGTCCAAGTGGGACTGGTAAGTCCCATCTGATTGAACAATGTGCTAAAGCATTGGGATTTTCTACCGACGACAAGAACTATGAATATCTCAAGGGTAGTGCAGGAGTCACAGAGTCACATATGACGGGTAGAATGACATTTGACGGTACATTTATTGATGGCTCGGTATCAAGAGCATTTCGAGACGGTAGTTTCCTATGCCTTGACGAATTTGACGGCTTCGATGCAAATGCAGGTCTAGTATTTAATAGTGTGCTAGATAATCAAGGTGTTTTAGCGACTCCAAACGATAAAGAAAATCCATTTGCTAGAAAGCATGACGATTTTCATGTAGCTGTAGCGAGTAATACATGGGGTGATGGTAACGATTTTAATTTTGCAGGAAGAGGTCAACTAGACCTAGCTACGCTAGATAGGTTGCAAGCTGTCAAGGTTTATGTGGACTATGATAAAAACATCGAGAGAGCGCTCGCAGGAAATTATACAAATATGGCAGATTGTCTTTGGAGCCTTCGAGAGAGATGTAACAAGAATCATGTGAGACGTACGATTAGCACAAGGCTTTTTCTCGACGGTCAAAAATGGATGCTAGCAGGAAAAAGCAATAGCAAGTTACTCGACATTATAACTACGGGATGGACAAAAGAGGAACTTGACAAAGTCAAAATTAGAGAACTAAAAAAGGAGTATAAATAATGAGCGAATTATATAAAGAAATACTTGAACCGAAAATTATAGACGATAAATTTGAAGGTAAGCATGCAGTAATGCACATGCCAGATATGAGAGCCATGCTAAAATGTGTCCATGAAAATTCATATTTATTTGGCAGAGTCGGAGCGCCAAACTCTAAACGCGAGAAATGGACTTATGGGAAATACGTTGTTGGTCGAGACAACCTAAAAAGAGCGCTCACGATTGGTCAATCATCGGATTATATTATTCGACTATACCAAAAACTGCGCTCCGAGATGGATATGGATTCGAGAATATCCAAATTTGTAGGCAAGGGTTTGTCATGCAAAAGAAAGCGCGTAGTAAGAGACGATGGCGATGATTTAAGCATGGCTAGACTTATGGGCGGACAAGACCAATATTGGTCTACTACCGAGAGAAAATCACAGCGCATGAATGTTCGTATTGGAATGAACATGGCTATCTCTTATAAACATAAAGAGAACGATTTTGCAAGACTTGGAGCCACTCTAGCTTTGATTAGTGATGTCCTAACTAAAATGGGATACGCCGTCGAGGTGCTAGCTTACAATTTTATCCGCTATAGCGGTAAACAAAATTGGAAATATCTCGGAATATCCATACCGATTAAAATGTCCAACGAGCCATTAGATATACATAGGCTAATGAGCGCAGGGCATTCGGGATTGTTTCGTGACTATATGTTTGGGTTGCTCGATAAAAGATACGATGCCGATGATTCTATGGGGTATCAATGCGAAACTACAGATACATATAAGCGAGAGCTAAATCTACTTCATACGGTAGAACAGCGATTCTGTAAATCAACCGACCAAGCTATCGACGGTCTAGCACAAACACTTCAAAAACTAGCAAACAAACCACATTGGTTTAGGGGGTAATTATGATAAATCTTAAAAATCACTGTGTCTCTTGTTATAAGGACACAAGTTGGGGAAGTGGTTTATATGTAAATAGAATCCCTGCTAGCACAGAAAAATACGAAGGGTATATGTGCGCTGTATGTCAATGTTACGAATGTGATAGATGCGATAAACCTATACCTCTAGATGATGATATTTGGGTAGACGAATACACTAGAGTGTGCGAAGGGTGTTTAACCAAATCAGAACTTGAAAGTATTTATTAATTATTACTTAAAACTTTAGTGAAAGTAATAATTAATAAAATAAAAGGAGTAAAAATGCCTGCACTATCAAATAAAATAAGTGATGCTTTTTTAGAATGGTTAAATAATTGCCCTTATATGTGGCATTTAGATTCATCTTCAGATAACCACTTATCCTATACATTTATAATAGAAAATCCAACAAAAGAGGAGTTAGAATGAACATATTTGCACTTGATAAATGCCCTATAAAATCAGCACAGTTACAACATGATAAACATGTCGTAAAAATGGTGCTAGAATCAGCACAAATGCTATGCTCGGCATTTGATAGAGAAAAATTCGATGTACCATACAAATGGGCGCATTATAATCATCCATGTACGGTTTGGTCTCGAACAAATCAATCCAATTTTGGTTGGCTTAGTCTTCATGGCTTTGCTTTAGCAAAAGAATATACCCATAGATACGGTAAAATCCATAAATCGCAAGCTGTTATCGAATGGTGTATGGATAAAGCAAAAGAAATAGACCTTCCCGAACATGAAATGACACCATTTCAACAATGTATGCCAGAGGAATATAAAAATCAAGATTCCGTGCAAGCATATAAGGATTATTACATAGGTACAAAGCTAAACAGCAACCCAAAATGGACAAACCGAGAAATTCCAACCATTTTTGAACCACATTTATTAATTATTACTTGAGCTTTAGTGAAAGTAATAATTAATTAAATAAAACAACCAACGAGGTAGCGAATGAAAAACCGAATCAACAAACTTATCGAACGAATTAAATTGCTTACAAAAGGCAATAGCGAAATTGAAAATGTCTTCCATGATACATTAGCCACACCTAGCAATATACTTTTAAATTGCTTTGCAAGAGCAATAGCGAAGATACCCTTAGATGTTTTACCTATCCAAGACAGAATAAAAATTGCTAGCACAATAAGTGCTGAAGTAGATGAGTTTATTTCTCCAATCCATACACAAATAGACAATGAAAAAAGGGGAACTGCAAAATTTGATGCGACAAGACTAGCGAGAGCAATGAAAGCCATTCCAAAAGACATGGAGATGCAAGTAAATGCAAGGACAGACAGCAAAAATATGCAACACATAGAGGTAATAGTGGGTAAGCCAATGGACTTGCCCAAAGACATAGACGAAGACACGATGAGAGAATTAATGCTTAACAACCAAAACATAGGCAAAGCCTAGAACCAAAAACAACCAAACAAGGAGTCAAAATGACACTTCACGAAGTAAAAATCTCAGAAACAACTAAAATCTTAATCACAAAGGATACTGTGAACGATAAAACCTTTGGACAGATACGAGTC